CGAAATAACAGTTATACTCGAAACTAAAAACCTTAAAGATGAGTACTATTTATACTTAGAAGCTGAAAAAGAGAATCACGAAAAGTTTTTAAAGGTAGTAGAGAACAACTTTAAGATAAACGACCTTAGAAAGCAGAATGAAGAAATAATGAGCAGTCAAGTGTATATTAAGAAATAATTTTACTATATTTACACACTTCAAAATCTATAATAAACTAACTAACCTGTTTATTAGCAACCACCCTCGACATTGAATTGTTCGGGGGTTTGTTGTTTAAAGTTGTAACAAACTAAAACCTTACACACTATTTAGCTGTATTTTTATCCAAAATATACTAGATGGCTCGACTACTTAGAGATAACGATTATTTACCACAGATTCAAGCGGACAACTTAGCGCAAATACTAGAAAGCGTTGAAGAGTACCGTTTAGAGATGGAGCAAACGGCACAAGCCGAAATGATTAGCTACTTAGCACAACGTTATATTACTAGCGAAGTATTCACAGATACAACAGTATTCGATATAACTGCAACCTATTATGGAAAAAACCTAGTAGAGTACACAGCCCCAACTTTTGACGCATCAACGATTTACGTTACAGATGATAGAGTAGTTTATGATGGAAACATTTATAATTCTATTGCAGGTAGTGCAGCACACGCTTTCGACCCGTCAGAATGGACGCTAATCGCGGCAGATAAAAGCCTTTATTTCGCCAAACTAAACGAAGCTGAATACAGCAATAAAACAACATACGAAGAGGGTGACCTTGTATGGTATCAAAACATAGTTTATACGGCATTAGGGCAAACAACAGGTAATTTACCAACAGATAATAGTTTTTGGACAGCAGGAGCTACTTATTCTTTTACAGGTCAACTACCAGATGATACTACTTATTGGACTAAAGGAGACAACAGAAACCAGCAAATAAAAGCATATTTAGTAGATATTACTTTATACCACTTATACAGCAGGATTAACCCTAGAAATATTCCAGAGTTAAGAATGATTAGATATGATGGTAATAGTCCTAAGCAACATGGCGGAGCTTTAGGATGGCTTAAAATGGTAGCTGGTGGAGAAGTGAACGCTGATTTGCCTGAGATACTACCTTCGCAAGGTGTTAGTATAATGGGTGGCTCAATTCCGAAACGTATAAACTTACCCGATAATTGGTAGATGGAAATATTTGGATATAAATTTAATATAGTTAACAAGGACGCAGACATGCCCGAAGAAGCGGACACGATGGGTAAAATACCTTATCCTAAAACGCTACAACGAACAAGGCAAGATTTAAGCACTTGGAGAAACGCTACAATACTAGCGGAGAATTTACAAAACCCTAACAGAACAAATCTATTAAGGCTTTATAAAGATGTTGACTTAGACGCTCATTTGAGTAGTTTAGTGCAGACACGCAAAAACGCAATACTAGGAGCTAAATTTATAGTAGTAGATAAAAAAGGCGAGGAAAACGAGGAGTTAACAGAAAGGATTACTAAAAAGTGGTTTTACGACTTTGTTAGTTTAAGTTTAGATAGTATTTACTGGGGTTACAGTTTAATTGAATTTGGCGACTTATTACACGATGAGTTTGTAGATGTTGACTTAGTAGAACGTAGATATGTACACCCTGAGTTCGGGACAGTATCTCAAACATTACACGATAGTACAGCAATTTGTTATTTAGAGTCTCCTTATAAAGAGTGGAATATTGGAGTCGGTGGTAAAAGAGATTTAGGGCTTTATTTAAAAGCTGCACCGTTAATACTTTGGAAAAAACAAGCATTTGCTCAATGGTCAGAGTTTACAGAAACAGCAGGCGTACCATTAAAGATAGGTAAAACTAATGTAAGGGACGAAACCACACGTAGTAATATGTTTAATACCCTTAAAGATATGGGTTCTTCGTTTTACTCTGTAATAGATAAGAACGACGAAATAGAAATACTACAAGGGAATACGGCTTCGGGATACCAAGAAATATTTAACGAACTAATTAATCAATGTAATAGAGAGTTATCTAAATTGATATTAGGGCAAACAATGACTACCGATGATGGCTCAAGTCAATCACAAGCAGAAGTACACGAACGTATTATGCAAATGGTTGTAGATAGAGATACTATATTTATTCAAAATGTATTTACATATCAGTTAGTTCCGTTTTTAAATGAACATCAATTAGGATTTGAAGGGCATAGTATTGTAACTGTTCCAGATGATGAGTTAGACTTAAAAGAGAAAAGCGAAATAGACTTAAAGTTATTAGAGTATTACGATATACCAGCGGAGTATATAGCAGAAACTTACGGAACGCCCGTAGAAGATAAAGTAGATATTAATTCACCTGAGCAAGTAAAAAATAGACTGGATGAATTATTTAAAACATAGTTGTAGCTTTTGCGTAACAAACAAAGAGGAGCAACTAGATATATTTGAAAGAGAGGAGATAGACAAACTATTAAGGAATATTTATTTCGGAGTAGTTACAACTCGCAAGTTAGATTTAGACTATTATATTAAGGTAGGTCGAAAATTAACAGAGGGAGTTTTTGAAGGATTTGGAAGGAATTTGATTAATGTACAGTTTGGAGAACCAGACTATGAAATGCTAACTAGATTGCGAGAGGATGTATTTTTCTTCTCAGGTGCTAAAGATTACCAGCAAACTAGGCTAATTAGTTCTTTGATAACAAAAGGCGACACAGTAAGACCATTAAATGAGTTTATGGTGTTAGCTGATGAAGTGTTTGAGCAGTATAACCGAACGTGGTTAACTACTGAGTTTAATAGTGCAATAGCACAGGCTCAGAGTGCAAGACAATGGGGTGAGATTGAGAGAGATAAAGATGTTTTCACTCAATTACAGTATGAAACGGTAGGAGATTCTAGGGTAAGACCAGAACACGCAATGCTGGATAATATTATACGACCTGTAGATGATGCTTTTTGGAGTACGTTTATGCCTCCAAACGGATGGAATTGCAGATGTACAGTAGTACAAACTAGAGGAGAAAGGGATAGTGATTTAAGCACAGTAACACCACCAAACGAGCAAGAAGTTCCGAAGGTGTTTAGGTTTAATGCAGGAAAGACGAAACATATCTACAGCCCTTCGCATCCTTATTATGATGTAGCAAGAGGGGACGAGAAATTTAAAAAAAACAACTTTGGATTACCAAAACCATAATGGCAAATCAAGCACCTAAAATACACGCAAGGCAAAAACAGCTACAACGCAACTTAAAGAAGTTTGTAACTGTTATGGGCGTAGAAGCAACTAAGCATTTTAGAGGCTCGTTTAGGAAGGGAGGTTTTACAGATGATACACTACATAAATGGCAACGAAGAAAGAATAATAGAGATGCAGGACGAGCTATTTTAGTAAAAACGGGCAGGTTAAAACGCTCGGTGCAGGTGGTGAGAAGAACATTAACAAGTGTAACGATTGGAAGTAGCGGAGATTTGCCATACGCAGTAGTACACAATGACGGGTTAAGAGCAGGAAGAGGAAGAGGTTTTAAAATGCCTAAAAGACAATTTATAGGAGATAGTAAACAATTAGAAAGAAAATTAATAAGAGAGTTAAACGCTACAGTAATGAAATCGTTTAGCAATTTAAAAAGATAATGGCAGTACCTAAATTAGTATTATTTAATGAGATGAAAACAGACTTAACCGCTATAAGTGGTATTAAGCATGTTGCGCTATGGAATAATCAGATAGAGAGAGAGAACGTAGAACAAGCGTTTTTATACCCTGCTATATTTGTTGAGTTTGAAAATTCAGACGCTGGCAACCAATTAAATAGAGTTCAGACAATAGAGATGACTGTTAAACTCCATATCTGCTTTGAGAGTTATAAAGACGAAGACACAAGCATTTATACATTAATACAAAGTGTCTATAGTGCAATGCATTACAAGCAATACGGTAACTGGACTAAATTGGTAAGGAGAACAGAGGAGCAAAACTTCGACCATCCAAACGTACAAGATTACATGCAAACTTATACGACTAGAGGAAGAGATTACGATGTTGATAGCAAACCAACAACACCAGCAACGGTAACACCAGATTTAACAACAGAATATAAAGAAACAGGAGACGAATTATAATTAAAACCAATAAGAAAGATGGCGATTACAATAACATTAATAGGAACAGATTTAAAGATAGTAGACGGAACAGATATAGAATATCTACCCTTTTCTGAGGTTAAACAAATTCCAGTAGGAACAAGAGTAGAATTATACAGAAATGGCGAATTAGTAAGAGGAGACCAAGCTAGTGAATACGCTAGTCCAAGTGGAACAGCAGAGCAAATTTGCGACGGAATAAGCTCCTTAGCAGATACGGCTGCGTTTCCTTTAACAGCAAAAGACGTTGACGGAAATACAGTAAACCTTATAGCTTCTCCAGAGGGTTACTTAGGTATCAATAGTATTGATTACGAGATAGGAATGGGCAGAGTTCCAAACAAAGCGTCTGGTTTATTATTAGGGTATAATATTGACTTAGACGCTAATGGAGGAAACCCGCAAACTATTTGGAGTGACCCGAGCAGCTCTTTATGGGTAATACAACCAACAGCTGCAACTTATACAATTGTTTCAGATAATACAAACGATTCAGCAGCAGGAACAGGCGCGCAAACGCTCGTTTTAATAGGGATAGACGAAAATAAAGATGAGCAAACAGTTGTAATTGCGTTGGATGGAACAACCCCAGTTGTAACAACAGAACAATGGTTGGGTCTTAATTTTGCAGCGGTTGCAGGTGCAGGCTCTAGTCTAACAAATGAAGGTATTATAACAATAGATGCCACAGCAGGCACACAGCAAGGCTATATGGCGGCAGGTGACAGTACAACAAACCAAGCGATATATCACACTCCAAACAATAGAAAATTTGCTTTAAGGGGAGTTATTGCTGTTGCTTTTAAGGCTGGTTCAGCAGACACTGGTATTACGCTAAACGGGTATTATGTAGCAAACGGAGTAAGACAAAGGATATATTTCGTTGTTGTAGAGTCTGATGTGTACCCAGAATCTAAACAAGAGTTGATGCACCCTTTTGTTTTTGAACGGGGCAGCTACTTTTATGTAGAAGCCATTGCAGATACAAATAACTCGCAATTAAGACTTGCAACACAATCAACAGTAGAAACAATAGTACCTTAATTAATTTTTAGCACCATTACAGCATGGCAAGAACAATAGCGCAAATACAAGCACAAATGGATGCAGAACAAGCGTTGCAACCAGCATTAAGTGGGTTAAATAGTGTATCGCAAACAGCTATTTACACATTATGGAAGTATGTAATGAGTGTAAGTATATGGACTAGTGAAACGCTTTGGGATTTATTCAAAGTAGAATTAGAAGCTACGATAGCAGGGCAGGCGATAGGCTCTGACAATTGGTTAAAAGGTAAAGTAGAGGAGTTTCAGTATTCCACTACAACACCTCAAATAGTTCAAATAGTAAACAATGTTGCGAGTTACAACCCAGTAGATGAAAGTTTGCAAATAATAACTAGAGCAACGGTATTAACACAACCTAGTAGAATTGTAAATGTTAAGGTAGCAAAAGAAGAACCACCAGTAGCATTATTGCCAGCAGAGGTAACGAGTTTAGAAAGCTATTTAGAAGATATAGGTTTTGCAGGCGTTGCTCCAGTAGTAATAAGTTTAGACTCTGACAAGTTGTTTTTAGAAGCTGAAATATTTTACAACGGACAGTATGCGTCAACTATAAGCGACGATGTAATAGCAGGTTTAGAGTCTTATATGGCTAATTTACCTTTTGATGGAAAAGTAAGTGTAGAAAAATTAACAGATGCGATACAAGCTGTTACTGGAGTAAACGATTTAATTATTAACAACCTAGCTATGAGAGCAGACACAGTAGCTTTTGGTAGTAAAGTGTTTTTAGTTCAAGCAGACGCAACATTACTAGTTGATTACCCAACGGTAGCAGGATATATTGAAGAAGAAGACACCGTAGGCGAAACATTCACAGATAAATTAACTTTTACACCTA